AGCTCGGCGGCGCTAACGACATCAAGAACCTTTGGCCACAGTCGTATACGACTACCCCGTACAATGCCCACGTCAAGGACGCCCTCGAGAACAGGCTTCACAAGCTCATCTGCGACGGCACGATCGACATGAAGACTGCTCAGCAGGAGATCGCTAAGGATTGGGTCGCTGCCTACAAGAAGTACGTGGAGACTAAGTGATGGGATGGCATGACAGGTTTCTAATCGACTTAGTCGAGGCAATCAAGGGCAGCGTATCAGACCGTGCTGAGAGGCATACACTGTACGAGGAGCTCATCGGCCTCATCAACAACAGTGAGATCGACATCGATCCAAAGTCTGCCAAGGGAATCGACTCGACCTACGACTTCATCTACAAGGCCCTCAACGAGGAAGAGGTAGAGGAAGAAGAGGAAGACTACGACGACTGGGACGACCAGGACCGCGAAGTATTCTAATATATAGTGGGAGATAAGGAGTCTCCCACTATGTCATACGATAACCCATGGCTCTACTTTGGAGCACCGCTGACTACAGAGCTGACCGAGGACTACATCGGATTCGTCTACGAGATCACCAACGTAGAGTCAGGTAAGAAGTACATCGGAAAGAAGCTCTTCAAGTTCTCTAGATCTAAGCAGGTCAAGGGAAAGAAGAAGAGGTTCAAGATCGACTCCGACTGGAAAGACTACTACGGCTCTAACAACGAGCTGAAGGAAGACGTCGAGAAGCTTGGCGCAGATAAGTTCAAGAGAGTAGTCTTGAAGCTCTGTAAGACCAAGGGCGACTGCAACTACTGGGAAGCAAAGTACCAGTTTGACTACAGAGTCCTAGAGAGCGACCTGTACTATAATTCATGGATCTCAGTCAAAGTTCACAAGTCACACGTGAAGATATAGTTCTTTATGGGTTGACAAAAAATAAGATCCATGATAGATTAGAGATATGCCCACGTAGCCCAATAGGCAGAGGTACAAGACTTAAAATTTTGGAAGTGTGGGTTCGACCCCCACCGTGGGCACCAACTTTGGAGAGTATACAATGAGAGACTTCTTTAGTGCGGTCGGAGCGTTCATCTTGTTTGTCGCTGTGATCATGATATTCAGCCTCCTCAGCTATGAGGGTTATAAGTTCTTTGCTCCTCGCTACGAGCAGGTCCGCTACGACACCTTCAAGCAGAGTCAGGCATACAACGACGGGATGCTTCGTGACCTCTACGACCTGCAGCGTGAGTACAATACTGCGGACGCTGAGCACAAGGGTGCGATGAAGGCACTCATCATCCATCGCTTCGAGATCTTTGACAAGAACCGCTTGCCAGCAGATCTTCAGACCTTCTACTTCTCAGTCGCAAACTAACAGGTGAAAAATGAATAAGTATATCATGATCGGCATCATGTCTCTCGGCCTCGCAGGCTGTGAGCCTCCAGGACCGTCTGCTGACCAAGTTCAGCGTCAGGCACAGGAAGCGCTCTCTCAGCAGGGCAACATGTCGGTGGGAATGCCCGCCATCACGAAGTTCGCCGAGAAGCGTATCCTCAAGGACATCCTCGAGCTTCGCGACAAGATGCTTCCGACATACACCTACCTCGCGGGTGACATGAACGGAAACATCGGTGAGAAGGTATGCGACAGCCTCGGCTACGGCATCTCGTCTGCTACTCAGTACACCAATCCAATGCGTCCTATCGAGGGTCGTATGAGTATCCCTCAAGCTGACCCGAACGGTCTGTTCAGCCCAGCATCGGCTGAGGGTACTTGGGTCCTCTGCAAAGTTCCTGGATCTGACAAGGTAGAGCCGCAGTACATCGAGCCTCGTATCATCGTGCTGACCTATCCAAAAGAGGCACGGAAATAAGTAATAGGGACCTGTAGCTTAAAGGTGAAGCCGGCTCCTCATAAGAGCACGAGTGTAGGTTCGAGTCCTACCGGGTCCACCAAACAAGGAAGATCAGATGTGGTTTGAACAGTTTATCGGCGACTTCTACGACACTGCAGCGGACAAGCTGCAGCATGAGGCCGGTAAGCGTGGTCTGACCATCAATCTGATCTTCGACAACTATCATAACATCAAGTACGAAGAGGCTGAGGACCATACCAAGCTCAACGTCTTCATAGACTTCATAACCTATAAGATCTACAGGATAGAAGAATGATACTCGGAACCTACAGCGATCTTGAGATTCTGGTAATGAGAGACATGGAGCGTCTTGGCTATGATCCCCACAACAGCTACAGCGTCGAGATGTACTGGCAAGAGAAACTAGGAGAATACGAAGATGATTGAGATCTATAGTCGAGACGGCTGTCAGTACTGCAAGATGGCAGCTGAGCTGCTTAAGCAGAAGAACATTGACTTCCTTGAGCACAAGCTCGACGTTAACTTTACCCGCGAGTACTTGCTTGAGAAGTTTCCAACGGCCAAGACCTTTCCGGTCATCGTGGTCGACGGATACAACATCGGTGGATACAGTCAGCTCACTGAGCACCTCAAGGGTTCTGAGTCTAACCAACAACTGTTGAATGAGAGGATTTCGCTATGACCACCGGACTGACTGCAGAGGGACGCATCAACCTCCTTGCCGACTTAAAGCGCGGCGTGTGTGAGGTCCACTTTACAAAGGTCGACGGCTCTAATCGCGTGATGAGATGCACGCTGATGCCGGACCTCCTTCCTCCTAACCACAACGTCAACGAGGAGAAGGAGTTCCATACCAAGAACCCTGACGTCCTCGCTGTGTGGGATACCCAGAAGGGTGGATGGCGCTCGTTCCGCATCGACACAGTACAGTACGTCCAGTTCCTGGATAACTTCTGATGTCCTATGATCATCGTGAAGACGATGAGTGGAGAACTATCAGGGTTACAATGTCCGAGGCTGACAAAGACTTTGAATACTACCTTGACTTAGTCGAGCACGACAAGAAGAGAGTGATCATTACTAGGGAGGGTAAGGACTTCGCTCTTCTCCTCCCTTATGAGATAAATAAGACGTCAGAAGACAAACCCCCCTTACAATTTGGAGTGAAATATAATGGAAGATGTTCAGCCTTGGGGCTACCACCTCATCCTTGACTGCTCGGGTGCCGACCATGAGTCGATCACGAGTCATGATAATGTCTACAACTTTACTAAAGAAGTAGTCGAGAAGATCGACATGGTCGCCTACGGTGAACCACAGATCGTTAAGTTCGGCACAGGTAACAAGGCCGGCTTCACGCTCGTCCAGCTCATCGAGACCTCTAACATCTGCGCTCACTTCTGTGACGACACAGATACCTTCTACCTCGACGTGTTCTCGTGCAAGACCTTCGACCCTCAGGTAGTACTCGAACTCTGCATCAAGTACTTCAAGGTCACGGGTCACAAGGCAGCGTTCATTAACAGACAGGCTTGATCCATGGCGATCGCGATTGATGAAGTCTCAGCCAACGCCATGGGCGGAACTGAGTTGATGAAGTTCGGGCTTCAGGACCGCGTCGATCCTGAGCTCCTTAAAGAGTTCCAGATCATCGCCTCTCGAGTCCGTGATCTGGACGACACCAAGGTCCGCATCCTCTGGTGCCACGACCTTCCAGGCGACCCTGAGTCTGACCACCTCAAGAACGGTGGATGGAACAAGTTCCACAAGATCGTGTTCGTGTCTAACTGGCAGATGCAGGCATACGTAAACCACTACAACATCCCATGGTCCAAGTGCATCGTCATCCAGAACGCCATCGACCCGATGCGCATGATGCAGAAGCCGAAGGACAAGATCAAGCTGATCTATACCTCGACCCCTCACCGTGGTCTCGACATCCTCTATCCCGTCTTCGACAAGCTCTGTGAGAAGTACGACAACCTTGAGCTCGACGTGTTCTCGTCGTTCAAGCTCTACGGATGGCCGGACAGGGACAAGCAGTTCGAGCCCCTGTTCGACGCACTCAAGAACCACCCTAAGATCAACTACCACGGTACGCAGCCAAACTCTGTAGTCCGTGAGGCAGTTGAGAACGCCCACGTCTTTGCATACCCGTCGACTTGGGTAGAGACCTCGTGTCTCTGTCTCATCGAGGCGATGTCTGCAGGGCTGGTCTGCGTTCACCCTAACCTCGGCGCCTTGTACGAGACTGCAGCGAACTGGACCTTCATGTATCAGTTCAATGAGAACAAGAACGAGCACGCCAAGATGTTCTATACGGTCCTCGAGTCAGCAATCGAGGAATACGATCGTGATGATATGGACGTTCGACTGGTTAACCAGAAGGGGTACACCGACGCCTTCTATAACTGGCAGAGCCGTTCTAGTCAGTGGACGGCCCTCTTGAAGAGCCTGCTGAACGAGCCGAGGGCTCTGCCGTCGCAGACGTTCTCATATAGAACAACGTAAAAATACGAGAGTGGGGTTGACAAGATCTCGCTCTCGTGTTATATTGGGATATAATAAAAATGGAATCTAACAACGTAATCACGTTTCCCAAGGCATCTAAGGTGGCCCCTCCTATCACGAGGGAACAGATAAGCAGTAACATGGATCTAATTCGTCACGTCCACGTCGGTGAGACACTCTCTACTATAGCGCCGATGCTGTTCGAGCAGCTATCACTCGCTGGCTTCGACTTCAGTGAGGACAGCGAGGACTTAAAGTACGGAGCCTTCATCGTCGAGTCGATCAGGTCGATGCTGATGAGAAGCTACGACATGGCTCACCCCTTCCAGGAACTGGCCGGGGCAGTCTTTCAAGAAGACGCTGAGACCGGTGGCCTCAGGATAGTCGAAGAGTTGAATATAAAGTTCGCTTCTAAGTTTGAGTTTGATGGACCTGAAGAAGATATTGAAGAAGAGGAATAATACGTGATCATTCTAGACCTATCACAGGTGATGATTTCTAATCTTATGGTGCAGATAGGTAACCACACCAACACGAAGATCGAGGAGAACATGGTTCGACACATGGTGCTCAACTCGATCCGCGCCTACCGCTCAAAGTTCTTCTCAGAGTTCGGTGAGATCGTGATTGCGTGTGACAACAAGAACTACTGGCGTCGTAAGCTGTTCCCCTACTACAAGGCGAACCGCAAGAAGAACATCGAGAAGTCGGAACTCGACTGGGCCTCGATCTTTGAGTGCATGAACAAGATCCGTGCCGAGCTCAAGGAGTTCTTTCCCTACAAGGTGATCGACGTCGAGTCGGCCGAGGCCGACGACATCATCGCCACGCTTACCAAGATGGCCATCGGTACCGGTGAGAAGGTCCTCATCCTCTCTGGTGACAAGGACTTTATCCAGCTCCATAAGTACCCTCACGTCACCCAGTACGATCCGGTGCGCAAGAAGAACATCGTCAACGACAATCCAGAACGCTACCTTGAAGAGCACATCCTCAAGGGCGACTCAGGTGACGGTATCCCAAACATCCTATCATCAGACAACTGCTTCGTGGTAGGTGAGCGACAGAAGCCTATGACGCAGAAGAAGATCGACTCCTTCATTGAGCTGGGTATCATCGGTAAGTTTGACCATCCAAACTTCCGCAACTACGTCCGCAACGATACCCTCATCAACCTTGATAAGATCCCTGCAGACATCACGGTGAAGATCCAAGAATCATATATAGACCAGAAAGATAAAGATAGATCAAAGCTATTTGACTACTTTATGGCTAATAAACTGAAGTTGCTTACAGAACACTTAGGGGAGTTCTAATGAAATTAGGTATAGCCGAGATCCTACAGAAGGTCTCAGGACTGAAGACTAAGGACGAGAAGATCAACGCCCTCAGGCAGGTCGACTCATTTGCTATCAGGACTATCTTACAGGGAGCGTTTGATCCTCGAATCAAGTGGCTCCTTCCTCCAGGCGACGTCCCTTATAAGAAGAGTGACCTGCCCGACCTTCAGGGATCTCTATACAATGAGATCAGGAAGCTGTACCTCTTCGTCGAGGGCGGCAACTCCAACCTCAAGCAGCTGAGACGAGAGACCCTCTTCATTCAACTTCTTGAGTCTGTATCTCCTGAAGACGCCGAGCTCCTTGCTGCTATCAAGGACAAGAAGCTTCCCTACAAGGGAATCACCGCGGCACTCGTGAAAGAAGCATATCCTGGGCTTATCGATGAGCAAGACAAAGCATAACTTTTCTCTGCGTCAGAACGACTTTCGCCTCGACAACGAAGACTTCCTGTTCTCACAGGCAGTAAAGGAAGACCGTCGAAAGAAGAAGATGAAGAGACTACAACACGCAGCTAAGACAAAAAATGTTGACAAGCTGGATGATTATGACGAATATGACCGAGAGTATGACTGATGCCGACGTATCTTTTCCTAAATAATGAGACGGGTGAAGAGTTCACTGAGTTCATGATGATATCGCAATTGGATGACTACCTCAAGGAAAATCCAAACTTAACGCAACAGGTAAATGGAGCGCCTATGATCGGTACCAACATTCTCGTTGGCAAATCGAGTAAGCCCGAGGATGGATTTCGAGACGTCTTGAGAGAGATCAAGAAGAAGAACTCTAAAGGACTATCTAAGTCTACTGTCAATACTTTCTAAGGCGCTCTTCAATAATAAGAAAGAGCATTTAATGCCACTAACCGCCGGTCAGAGACTAACAAAGAAACAGAGAAGGCAGCTACGACAGGAAGGAGTACTAGGCACTCAGGAGAATACCTTTAAGTCCAATTTTCAAATTAAGCACTTTAGTCCTCTTACTGAGAATCAAAGAAAGACTTATGAAGCGTTTGAAGATGGGCAGAATCTCCTGCTCCATGGGATTGCCGGTACCGGTAAGACTTTTCTATCTCTGTATCTCTCTACCAGAGAAGTCTTGAACACTGGATCCCCTTATAAGAAAGTGGTCATCGTCAGGTCTGCGGTCCCGACGCGCGACATGGGCTTCCTTCCAGGAAACAATGCCGAGAAGGCAAAGGTCTATGAGGCCCCATACATGGCAATCGCCACCGAGCTATTCGGTCGAGGCGACGCCTACGACGTTCTAAAGAACAAGAACATGGTCGAGTTCATCTCGACGTCGTATATCAGAGGTATCACACTCTCAGACTGCATCATCATAGTCGACGAAGTCCAGAACATGACTTATCATGAGATCGACTCGATCATTACCCGTGTCGGCGAGAACTGCCGAATCATATTCTCGGGCGACTTTAGACAGACCGACTTTACAAGAGAGCAAGAGAAGTCCGGACTAAGGGACTTCATTAAGATCATCAAGTCCATGAACTCGTTCGCGTTCATTGAGTTTGAGATACAAGACATCGTAAGATCACGAATGGTGAAGGAATATATCATTGCTAAGGACAGACACGAACGAAACAAGGATCGAAGGGAAGATCTTCGACCACAGGTTCTTGCCGAGTGAGAAGCTCGACCGAGTCGAGATAGAAGGTAAGCGGCACTACATCACACCAGAGGGTGCCGCTTACAAGTCAGTTACGACCATCCTAGGCGAGAAGCTCAACAAGGACGGTCTTGAGAAGTGGAAGAAGCGAGTAGGCGAGGAAGAGGCTAAGAAGGTCTCTCTCCTCGCTGCTCGTCGTGGTACGGCGGTCCATGACATCGCAGAGAAGTACCTCTTGAACGAAGAGGCTTGGTCTAAGGGTGCGATGTCCGCCAACATCGAGACGTTCAAGATGGCCAAGAAGGTCCTCGACGAGCACGTCGACGTCGTCTACGGCATCGAGCTATTCCTGTACTCAGACGATCTTATGACGGCTG